ACGATGATGGGGAAGTTGAAATGAAGGGTTTGGTTTATAATATCGCCACACGCAATGGGGACTGCGGTGCCTTTTGCATGGTTAGCGACGCCCGTCTCAATAGGCCCACCATTGTTGGTATCCACATCAGTGGTGATAATAGATCTCGAGGTGTGTGCAATATCATCACCAAGACTGTCTTGAATCTTGCCTTTCAAGGTGACGCATCAGAGGTTCATGATGATGATATAGAGTATGCTCTTAAACCCCAATCTCTTGGGACCAACGTTGCGTTTATTGATTATACTCCTCCCCACCACATGAACTATCATAGTTCCATAGTCAAATCTGACTATTATGGAGCTTGGTCCAAGCCAACTTGTGCTATTTCTAATTTACACAAGGCTGTCATTGATGGTGAGGAAGTTTATGTCATAGATTTGGCTAGAAACAAATATGGTTGCGGTAATAAAGGTTTTGATGAACACCTGCTAGGTCTCGTCACCAGTGAGTTTGCCGCTCATCTCTTTAATAATTCTACCACCGACGGGGACAACTACACGCCCCATGAAGTGTATCCATATGAGGATGTTATTAAGGGAGTTCCTGGTGTCATGTTTCTTGAGGGTATCCCTCGAAACACAAGTGCAGGGTACCCCCTTTGTCTTACTTTTACGTCTGGTAAGAAGGACATATTTGGACATCACGATCATTATGTTTTCAATACTATCGGGGCTAAACTTGTTCATGATAACGTCATGCAGAAGATAGCCATGATGGAGACCGGTTCTAGACCTACTTTTCTATATTGCGACTTCCTCAAAGATGAGAGAAGACCTTTCGAAAAGGTGGAAAAGAATAAGACACGTATGGTTTCGGGTTGCGATTTACATTACACCATCATATTTCGCATGTATTTTATGAAGTTTATGAGATGGATTATGGTCCATCGTATAGGCAATGATATAGCGGTTGGTTGCAACGTTTACTCCCAAGATTGGAAGCTCATAGCTGATAAAATGAGAGCCTTTGGACATCGTTCAATAGCGGGCGACTTTTCCAATTGGGATGGTAGCGTACAACCTGCGCTTCTTATGAAAACCCTCGAGATTATTGAGGCC